ATATTCCTTACGATGGTTTAACTTGGGCTGTTAGAGATGATGTATTTAATCAAGTAGATACTATTACTTATGATGCTGATACTATCAGTATTCACTTAAATAAAAATAATGAAGGAGTTGCAATTGGTTGTAGCTTACTTTCAAGTAATGACGATGTAATTTATATAACTCAAGATGCTTAAACTAATATTAGAGATGCTTCCGTTAATTGAAGCCAACACAGAAGCTATAGCTATAGCAAAAGGAAAATACAAACAACCTGAAACATTTAAAGAACTTAAACACGCAATAAAATGGCAATTAAAAAGACGATAGAGATTGATGTAAGCACCGTACAAGCAGTAGGTGGTTTAGAAAATCTTTCAAAAGCATTAGAGCAAGTAGATAATTCTGCTAAGGGTGTAGATGCCACTTTTGAGCAAGTGTATGGAGATTTGCAACCTCTTACTTCTAGAATGGGTGAAGCTGAAGATAGGCTTTATGAATTAGCTTTAGCAGGAAAAACTACATCTAAAGAATATCAACAATTATTAGGGACTGTTGCCAACTATAGACAGGTTCAAATGCAAACTGATATGGTAGTAGATGCTTCGGCTTCTACATTTGATACTAAATTAGGTGGTGCATTGCAAGGAGTTACTTCTGCTTTTGCAGGTGTTCAAGGAGCTATGGCTTTAACAGGTGGACAATCTCAAGAATTAGAAGAAGCATTAGTTAAAGTTCAGGGTGCTATGGCACTTGCTGAAGGTGTTAGAGGTATTAGAGAGGGTGTAACATCTTTTAGAGCATTAGCACAAGCGGCTCAAAAATATACAATAGTACAGAAATTAATATCTGCTGGTCAATGGTTATGGAACGCAGCAGTAGCAGCTAATCCAATTGGGGCTATTATTGCAGGTATTATAGCTTTAATTGCAGCGGGTGTATTATTAACTAAGTACTTTAATAGTAATGCAGAAGCGGCTAAGAATAACGCAGCGGCTGTAGAAAGAAATAGATTAGCATTAGAAAGCCAAACTAAAACTTTAGAAAGAAACTCTGTAGCATTTGATAGAAAACAAGCACAAGAGTTAGCTATGGCTAAAGCGAGTGGAATGAGTGCTAAGGCTATTAGAGAGTTAGAGTTAAAATTAATTGATGAGAAGATAGCTTACGAAAAATCACAGAGGGCTATTGCTGAAAATACTTACCAAAAGAATCTTAACACTATTGCAAGTTTAAAGGCTGCAGGTGCAGATGAAGAAGTAATTAAAAAACAAGTTGAGGTTACTAACGAATCTATTAAGCAGTACAACAAACAAAACCAAGATGTACAAAAGGCTTTTGATGAAAGAAAGGATATTCAAAATAGGCATTTGGTTGAGGTTAGAACTGCAGAAACTGCATCTACTAAAGAAGCCAATGATAAAAGAAAAGAAGCACAAAAGAAATCTAACGATGAAGCTAGAGAAGATTTAAAGGCTCAAAAGGCTGCTTTAAAATCTATTGAAGAAAAATTTATCAAAGAAATAGAGGACTTAAACGCTACTACTGATATTCAAAAATTAAGACTTCAAGAAGAAAGAGATTTAAAAGAATTAGATGCTATTAAATTATCTGAAGAATCAAAAGCAAAAGCTAAGGCTGCAATTTTAGAAAAGTATAGATTATTAAACTTCCAAAAAGAGCAAGAGGATTTAAACGCTTTTAAGGCTATAACTAAACAAGCTGAAGAAGAAGATAACCAACGTAAATTAGAAGCTGACCAAGTACAAGCTGATAGCTTAAACGCTATTGCTGAATTTTCTACTGAACAGGCTATAGAAAACAATAATGCTCAAAGTGCATCGGCTCAAGCATTAGCTGACCATAAAGCTGCATTACAAGAACAGGCTTTTGCATTAGCAGGTGGTGCTATTGGATTCTTAAAAGAAATTGCAGGTAAAAATAAAGCCTTACAACGTGCTGCTGTTATTGCAGAAAACGCTATGGGTATCGCTAAGATTATTACATCTACTCAGGCTGCAAACGCTGCTGTAGTTGCTAAATATTCATTAATTCCTGGAGGTCAAGCATTAGCTGCAACTGAAATAACTATGAATAAAATCGGAGCAGGTATTGGTATTGCTACAACTTTAGCTTCAACTGCTAAAGCATTATCTGCTATTGGTGGTGGTGGTTCTGCAGGTTCTAGCCCTTCTGTTGGTGGTGCAAATGGTGGAGGTGCTGCTGCTCCTGCTCCTAACTTTAACGTAATTGGTAATAGCGGTGTTAATCAAATAGCTGCTACTTTAGGAAGTCAACAACCTATTAAAACTTATGTTACTGCAGGTGATGTTACAACACAACAAGCTCTGAATAGAAATATAATCAATAACGCAAGTTTATAAACAAATTACAAATTATTAATTTTTAAATAAAAAACAAATGAATTTAATAGAATTAATTATAGATGACCAAGATGAGTTAAGCGGAGTAGAAGCTATTAGCGTAGTTGAATCTCCTGCTATCGAATCTGATTTCGTGGCATTAAAATCTGAAGAAGTTAAATTAGCTGAAGTATCAAAAGAAAAACGCATCTTAATGGGTGCAGTATTGATACCTGAGAAGCCTATTTATAGACGTAATGGTGAAGATGAGTATTACATATACTTCTCAAAAGATACTGTTGTAAAAGCCTCTCAATTGTTTTTAAAGAAAGGTAATCAGGGTAACTCTACTTTAGAGCATCAAAAAGCTATTGAAGGTTTAACGGTAGTTGAAAGTTGGATAGTTGAAGATTTACAAAAAGATAAAAGTGCTATCTATAATTTAAACGTTCCTGTAGGTACTTGGATGGCTTCTGTAAAAGTTGATAATGATGAGATTTGGAATGACTTTGTAAAAACAGGAAAGGTTAAAGGTTTTTCACTTGAAGGATATTTTGCTGATAAATTAGAAAGCAAAAAAGAATTATCTAAACAACAAAGTGAAGATGAGGTATTGATTGAGAAAATTAAACAAATTTTAAATAACGTATAATATGAAAGCTACAAAAAGTAAAACAAGCCCAGTAGGTGGGAAAAGAGGATGTCTATGTAAAGATGGAACTTATAACAAAGAATGTTGTAATGGAGATTTACAAGCTCAAGGTGTAGGAGCTACAGAAGGACAAAATTCAGGTTCAACAGTAACTAATACAAACTCTGCTAGAACTATAGTTTCTGTCAATGGTTAATGATAAAAATATAACAATAATCTATAATACTAATTTTAAAACAAAAATCAAATGAGTACGTTAAAAACCGTAAGTAACAAATTGTTTAAAACAGAATTAGCTACACAAAAAGTTGAGTTGGCTAATTTAAAAGATTTACAATCTGCTTCTGCTAAAGTAACTAAAGATTTAGCAGCAGGTCAAAAATACCAAGACCAATTAAACAAATTAAAATCAGAAGCATCTGCTTTGGCTAAAAAGTTTAATGATTTTTCTGCTAATGCTAAAACAGGTATGCCTTTATCAGCTAACCTTTGGACTATGATTAGAGAAATTGAAACAGCAGCGAAAGAATTAGGTTTAGACGCTTCAAACACTCCTGTAGTTCAAGATGCTAGAAATACAATGAATGCTTGGGAAGAGTGGAAAAAAGATGTAGAAGCAATGGCTACAGATTCTGCTGAATACGCTAAAAGATTTTAATAAAAATAATTAAATCAATAAATATGTCAAACGTAATTAACCAAATTAAAACCTTATTGGGTATGGAAGTAAACCTTGCTCAAATGGCTTTAGACAATGGTACTATTATCGAAGCTGAAGTATTTGAAGCTGGTGCAGCTGTTTTCATCGTAAATGAAGAAGATAGAGTTGCTTTACCTGTTGGAGAGTACAAGCTAGAAGATGGTATGATTCTAATCGTAGCCGAAGAAGGTATTATTGCTGAAATCAAAGAAGCTGAAGCTCCTGTTGCTGAAGAGGCGCCTGCTGAAGTAGAAGTTGAAGTAGAGCAAGAAATGAGCGAAACATCTGCTACTCCTAAAAAGATTGTAGAGTCTGTTTCAAAAGAAACTTTCTTTAGTGAAATCGAATCTTTGAAAAAAGAAATCGAAGCATTAAGAACTGAATTAGCAAAAGAAGTTAAAGTTGAAGAAGTTGTTGAGTTATCAGCACAACCTTTAACACATAACCCTGATGCTACAACTAAAAGAGAATTACACTCTTACTCACAAAGTAGAACAAAGACTACTTTTGATTCTGTATTAAACAAAATTTCAAACTTTAAATAATTAAAAAATGGCTACTACTACAAGTATTACTACTACTTACGCTGGACAGTTTGCAGGTAAATATATTTCTGCTGCTTTACTTTCTGCTTCTACTATCGAAAACGGTGGTATCGAAGTAAAACCAAACATTGCTTACAAAGAAGTTATCAAAAAATTAGCAACTAATGATTTAGTTAAAGATTCAACTTGTGATTTCTCTGCAACTTCTACAGTTACATTAACTGAAAGAGTTTTAACTCCTGAAGAATTTCAAATCAACTTACAACTTTGTAAAAAAGATTTCCGTTCAGATTGGGAAGCCATCGAGATGGGGTACTCTGCATTTGATAACTTACCTCCTTCTTTCCAAGATTTCTTATTAGCTCACGTTGCTGCTAAAGCTGCTGAGAACAATGAAATTTCAATCTGGAGAGGTGCTAACGCTACCGCTGGACAATTTGATGGATTTGTTACTTTAGCTACTGCTGATTCTACTGTTGTAGATGTAGTTGGTACTACTGTTACTGCTTCTAACGTTATTGCTGAATTAGGTAAAGTAGTTGATGCTATCCCTGCTGCATTATACGGAAAAGAAGATTTGTATATCTATGTTTCTCAAAACGTTGCTAGAGCATACGTAAGAGCTTTAGGTGGATTTGCTGCTTCAGGTTTAGGCGCTAACGGTACTAACTCAATGGGTACTCAATGGTTTAACAATGGTTCACTTTCTTTTGATGGTGTTAAAATCTTTGTTGCAAACGGATTGGCTTCTAACTATATGATGGCTGCTCAAAAATCTAACTTATACTTTGGTACAGGTTTACTAGCTGACCACAATGAAGTTAAAGTAATTGATATGGCTGACTTGGATGGTTCACAAAATGTAAGAATCGTAATGAGATTTACAGCAGGTGTTCAATACGGAATCGGTTCTGAAATCGTTCTTTATACTCCAGCATAATTAGCATAACATAATAATTTCTAAGGGGAGGTAAAATGCCTTCCCTTTTTTTTAACTTTAAAAATATATACAAATGGCTTGTGATTTAACTTTCGGAAGATTAGAAGTTTGTAAGGATTCAGTAGGCGGTTTAAAAAACGTTTACTTTGTGAATTACGGAGATATGACAGGTGTTACGTACGATGCTACTAACACAGATGTTATTGATGCTGTAGCTGGAACTCCTTCTGCTTACAAATATGAGTTAAAAGGTGCTTCTACCTTTACTCAAAACATAAACAGCTCACGTGAAAATGGTACTACATTTTTCGAGCAAGTATTGGAATTAACATTTAAGAAATTAACTGTTAAAGACCACAAAGAATTAAAATTGATGGCTTACGGACGTCCTCAGGTTATTGTTGAAGATAACAACGGAAACTTCTTTTTAGCTGGTTTAGACCACGGTATGGATGTTACAGGTGGTACTATCGTTACAGGTGGTGCAATGGGAGATTTAAGTGGATATACTTTAACTTTAACAGGAATGGAACAAGTGCCTGCTAACTTTATCGGTGATACTTT